CCGCCTTGGGAGCGACCACTGCTTCCATTGCTGTCTTAGAATCTGCCACTGCTTCCATTGCTGCCTTAGAGGCTAGCACCGCATCCAGCGCCGCCTTGGAAGCGACCACTGCTTCCATTGCTGTCTTAGAATCTGCCACTGCTTCCATTGCTGTCTTAGAGGCTAGCACCGCATCCAGCGCCGCCTTGGAAGCGACCACTGCGTCCAGCTTTAGGCCCTTCACTTTATCCGTTTCACTTTCCGGCATGCCATCGTCATTTTTCATAAACCATGCCAGCACGTCGCCAAAACTACCGCTTGGTGCGTTGGTATATATCAACTTATCACCTTTGTACACTTTAAATTTTGCGTTTGGATCAAAAATTGGCATTATGATCCCTCCTTAATCACCAAGTAATACATATCCTGATTTTTAGAAAGATTTTTGTATTCCGATTCTGTTACTATCTTTAAATTGCTATCAGTGCCTTTATCACCTTGTGCCCCACGTGGAATAGTTACCACTGTCCCGTCGCTGAATGCAAGCTGTTTATCGCCGTTTCCCAACGTGGTCTGAGATGAGATGGTGAGAGAATCCCCTTTAGCGCCATCATTGATATTTACCAATTCTGCGTAATAGAAAGCCTCTAATCCTTTGTACTTGGCTGTAACGGAAGTTTCTATTCTGTCATATTTTCGTTCTACGTTGTCATAACCTTCACCTTCATCTGATTCATAGTCGGCATTCGTATACCTATTGTTTTCAACATCATTATTATCCGTATATATCAATTCATACTCAACGCCATCTTTCGCAGTCACTAGTTCCCCGTCATAATACGTTGCAAATCTCGCTATAACATTTTCTGTTTTGTGATTCCTAAACTCACCATCATAATAACAATACGTCTGTAGCGTATGACCGTCTTCACCTTTAGCACCATCGGCAATTTGAATAGACTGGCCATCAGAAAAAGCAACCGTTGTAATCCCGTTAGCCTTGCTAGTGCTGACTACACTAACTGATGTACCATCTTTTCCGGGTTTACCATCTGCTCCCTGTGGTCCTGTTGCTCCCTGCTTACCATCAAGCCCTCTCTCACCTTTTAGCTCAGCTTTCTGAGTCGGGGTCAACGCTTCAAACGTTACCTTTCCATCTTTTCCCTTAGGAACGATTACAGGATCCCCAGTGTTAAAGCGCAACACAATATTTCCTTCTGAATCGGGGTTAGCACTTAAAAGCTTTGCTGGTTCCCCAGTCAGCCCTTTATCCCCTTGAAGTCCTTTATCTCCTTGTTTTCCTTGATCACCTTTAGGTATTGTAACTATCGTATTGTCATTAAAAGTAAGCTCAGTATCCCCATTTTCTTTCTTGCGTTGGCTAATAATACGAGAAGGTTCTCCTCTTTCACCTCGTGGCCCCTGTTCACCTTGCTGTCCTTGATCACCTTTAATGGTATTTGCTTGTACATACGCCACTAAGTCCTTCTTAGCAATTGCTGTATAATCGCCGTAATCAACTTTTAATTCACCGTCTACCGTTACTTTCGTATCGATAGTATAGGTAAGAGTCATTACTCCATCCGATTCAGGGGTTACTTGATCCCCTACGGTGGCATTGGCGACAATATATTCAAATTCTTCACGACCCTTTACTTGCGCAAAAATCTTGATTTCATCAGCGGTAAAACCTTCCGTAATTCCTTTATTGGTTAGTTCCACGACTAGCTTAATAACTGATCCTGTTCGATTATTCCAATGCGGCATTAGTGACGCTTCATGATCGTTCACGGTAGCCCGTGTGATCGTCAAAGCTAGCCCGTTTGACTGCGCATAAGCAATCTCTTGTGCTGCTTGATCCGTGATTTTATGTTTAAAATTTGCCATCTACATACTCCTTTCTATATGAGATTGTATACCTACCGCAAAAGGTAAAATTGGCGCTTTCTCTACCTTCACACAAAAACTTAGCGTGTACGGTTTCCCAACCACGAACCCTTTCCCGTTATGTTTGATCACGGTGGCATTATGATCGGGTATAAGCTTTCTATCGACCGCCCCGTCAATACGGTTATTCGAGTACTTCAAATATCCATCTTGACCGAGAATATTCAAAGTCGCTTGATTATCTTCCTCTTGCTTATCCTTGATTGACTGGATTTTGTCGTCCACTCCGCTAGCTAGCTTCTTCGCTTCGTCCGCAATGCCTTTGGCTTCTTCTGCTAGCGTTTTTGTTCCCAGTACTTCACCAGCGATACTGTCGGCTTTCTGATAGGCTTTGTTGGCTTCATCCGCCACTTTTTTAGCAGCTTCTTCAACTTCTTTCATGCGTTTCTCAAACGCCTCTTTATCAAAGCCGTACCGTCGCCATTCATGTCCATTCCAAATCCATTGCACAAGTTCTTCGCCTGAGCTATCAAACCAAATATCGCCAGCAGACAACTTCACTTGTTTAGGATCAGGGGCAACCGCACTATAATAAGTCATGTGACGGCCATCTGCGCTGACATTGGCCAAAATTTTATTTCGCTCTTCCTTAGCAAGTTCAGCATTCACCTTCAGTTGATCAATTTGAGCTTGCAGACTCGATTGATTGCTTCCGTTGCTTTTGACCATACCAAGAGAATTGCAAGTGACTTCATGTTTAACTAATTGACCTCGGACATCATAGTAGCTCTTATAGCTAACAATCCGAACTTTTCTTTTAAATCGCAAGCCTTCATCAATCACCATGAGGCTATCTCCAGCTCGGGGTTGCTGATATTCATATCCCGCTTGTACTAAATCTTCCATCGAAAGACTAACGGAAATTGTGTAAGAGTTATCTACCTCATATTTTAAGCGTTTTTTTAATTCTTCTGGGTTTGTATAACGTTCATCAACAACTGGATCTCCTTCAAGCGTCCCGTATTTAGCAGCTAAAGGGCTGATATACTCAACTTCTAATCTACCTTTACTTTCATCATCTTTATCAAAGAAAGCACCGTATCCTTTCTTTTTAGTGATAAATTCACCAACCTTTTTTTCAATCTTTAATTCATTAAGATTTAAACCTTTCCGAACCACCGTCGACAAGTCGTTACCCATGCGTTCCACGATATTTACTACTGAACCATTAACAGAAAATTCAACGCCTGCCGTTTTTATCAAGTCGTAAAACAAATCAAGTCGATTCTTGTAATTGAATGATTGTTTGCTAAAAGCTTTCACGTTTGCACTTAGTTTATAACTATATCCAGTACCTTCAAAAAGAAAATGTAAGTAGTCCCGCATAGTATGACTACCGTCGTTTAAATAGCCGACTGCCGATTTTGAAAAAAGGTAGAAAAATTCATGCACTGCATCGAATTTTAATTCAAAATCTACGGCATTGCCTTCATGAACATAATCTACTGGCTGCGCAAAAATAAGGTAGTAAGTTTCACCTTTCCAAAGGATCTTGTATCCTAAATCCACCTCTGGTACATAATCAGAAGTGGCGTATATTGTTCCACTGATAGACTTCTCGCCGTTTACACCGTGTGTTTCTTCAACTTCCGCTAAAACACCATGTCCTTTGCCTTCAGCATCAATTAAATAAATCATACGCCGCCCCCTTACTTAAACAGTTCCTGATAACCTAGAATGCGTATCGTTCCAGAGAAATTGGTTTGAATCTGATTCACTCCAGGTAACAGCTCGAAATACTCGTAATTCGTCCATTGCGTAACGTTCTCGTAATTGGCTCCTTGATGTAACGCCCATGTTTCCATGGCCGAAATCTTGAAAACATCACTGCCATTAATAGCCGTTAAACTCTTATGTTCAAAACGATGTTTTCCAATCTGAACGTAAAAATCGCCTTTTTGGTCACCACTAGCCGTTAATTCTAGCACCCAAGGTACTTCAAGTTGACTTAGTGGTGCTGTACCTTTGTAATCAACACTACGACTAACATCTAAATCAACTGGTTTCGTTTCGCCAAAAGGCAAGCGGTCTGTTTCAAACTTCAATTGAAAAGAAAAAGTCAGACCAATTGCTGACTTTCCTTTAAAATCTGTTTCTATGCCATCAACACAAACAACATGATAGCGGTAATCACATGGCTCGTGGTGACGCTTTGAAAAATCTATCTCGCCAGTTGTTTGACCGGCTACCTCGAAACTGTATGCATCACTGACCGCCATCATTTCTGTGAGATAGTAACCGTCTTTGTCGATCAATAACCCATAAAGCCTTTCTAAAAGCTTTCGATTGGCCTTCTGATCTGCGACAGTGTACCACCCAGAAACTTTAATCTTTTTTGCTTCATATCTTCCACCATGACTAATACGCCCACTTCGTCCGCTCACTTTTCTATAATCCATTTCAAGACTAGGTGGACTGATTTCTACGTTAAATACTTCCAATCCTAAACCAGATAGAGTTATCTCACGCTTTTCATCGCTTGATGTGATTAAAATATCCATATCACTCCACCCCCTTACGCATAGTTAAAGTAAGCATTTTTCATCTGCTGCCGTCCCTTGGTCATTTCTACACTGGTGAAAATCTTTTCACCCACCAGTTCGTTAGAAACATAGATTTTCGGTTCTTGAATATCGACATCATCGAGTTGTTTCTGCATGCTCTTTAGGTCAGACATCACACCGCCACCAATAAGCTGTCCGTTTGTTTTAAAGACGCTATCGTTTTCAAAATTTTGACCAACAACCGCATCAGCATAATCTCTTGAAAGCTTCTCAGTATCTACTAACCAACTTTCAAAGCCATTGTAGAAGCCTTCACCAGTGAATCCACCAATTTCCGCCATCACTCGTGAAGGCGAGTGGATATCTAAAGCACTTCTGATAGTCGAAGCTACATTTGAAGCAATGGAAGAAGCCAAAGAATAAATGGCCCCTGCCATAGATGCCAAACCATTGTAGAACCCTTGACCAACGTTGCATCCAGCACTTTCCGCTTGTCCTGCTGCACTTTCCATGGCGGAAATGACATTGCTCATTGTAGATTCTGTCGTACTCAAAACTTGACTTAGGTTACTTTCTGTTAAACTGTTCATCTCTTGCATGGCACTTTCCCACGCATCTCTCATAGTGTCTCCACCCTGACGCACGGTATCCGCCATTTGATCAAATGATTCTTGCGTCGTATTAACGATCTGCTGCATAGATGACTGCATGGTTGATTCTAATTGTGACATGCAAGACTCAATTTGACTAAGCATATCACTAAATGTGCTTACTATGGCGCTTCCCATATCACTGATTGCTGCAGAAGCTTGATTTGCCCCGCTGCTAATAGTGTCTACCACTTGACTAATCGCACTCGAAACATCACTTGCCACTTGGGACATTGCATTAGAAATTTCACTTAGTGAATTTGAAATGCTTTCGCTTAAGCTTGAAAATGCTGCCGTAGCTGCTGCACTGAAATCATTAAACGCTGCTGTAATTCCTGCTAGGACATCTTGAATGGTTGATAAACTAGTCGTTAAGCCTTCAAACGCTACATTGGCAGTTGTTAACCCCTCCATCGAAGTTGTTACCGCCATACCAAAAGCAGTGAAAGCAGCTTCCAACCCTGCAAGTCCTTCCGTTAAAGTCATAAATGCTTCATTTAAAGCGGAGATGTTTTCCGTTCCAGCAGTTAAACCTGTCATCGTTGTTGTGATTGCTGTATCAAAAGCGGTAAAGCTTTCTCCTATGGTAGCTAAGCCAGTTTCTAAAGTGGTTAGCCCTGTTTGAAAAGTAGTAAATCCTTCAACAGCTCCGACCATGTTGGTCCCTATTGAAGTAATCGCTTCTCCAAAAGTCATTAATCCTTCCGAAACACTTGCGATAACAGCACTTATCGGAGCTAAAGCAGCACCTAAAGAGTCCAAAGCTTGAGAAGCACTTTGAACGCCTTCTCCAGCATCTGCGATTTTCCCTAATCCGATAGCTAATTCGGTTAGCGCTGCTCCAACTTTGAAAATACCTAAGCCAATTAACTGCCCAAGCGCATCAGCAAGTTGCTGAACACCTTCTCCAGCCATTTTTATTGATTCGCCAAAAGAACGTACCACATCTGCAACACCTTCAAGTGCTGAATGAATAGCGTCTCCGACATCTCGGATAACATCACCAATACTGTGGAAGATATCACTGATAGAATCGCCAAGTTGCCGAACTAACTCTGTAATTCGCTCAATGACCGGCCCAATTTGATTCACCACATTATTAAATGCTTCGATTAAAGATTGTAAAACTGGTGCCACTGCTTCCACCATTTCGGTGACAGAAGGGATGAACGGTGCTAAAGCTTCTACACACCGAACAATTGCGTCCGATACAATTTGCGCCAACTGATTAAACGCCTCCATAAACGCAGGCAATATAGGCGCTAAAGCTTCCACGATTTGTACAATTGCACTCGATATTGTAGAAACGACTGTTGTAAAGCACTCTGAAATGATACTTACTATCGGTGTAATTGCTGTGGCAACTTGTGAAAGTGCACTACCTAAAGCTGTGACAAAACCACTAAGAGCGCCAATAATTGAACTAATAGCATTGCCTAAAGCATCTACCATAGGCGCTGCCGCTCCCATAGCTACTCCAAAAGCAACCACTAAAGGCGAAAGGTTAGCTAAAGCACTTGTCACAATTGGCAGAACTCCAGCAACTTTTAGAAAAGCATTCGCCAACGCATCAATAACGGTGCCGACTACTCCACCAATCGCCCCAATGACGGTAGAGATTGCATTTCCAAAGCCTTCTAAAATAGTTGCAACACCTTGTCCTTGGGTTGCAAGTAAAGCAAAACTAACCACAACAATTCCAATAGCTCCCCCTAAAGCAAGTAAGGTTGCAGGGTTTACGATTGCCAAAGCTTTTCCGATGCCTTGAAAAGCAGTGGATAAACCTTGACCGATTCCTTTTGCTGCCGTAGCTATCGCCGTTCCTAAAGGCTTAATAATTTGTGCTACGCCTTGAAATGCAGATTTTAACCCTTGACCAATTCCTTTGGCTGCCGTTGAAATTCCTGACCCTGCTTGTTTTATGATGTTACCGATGCCTTTAAACAAGTTTGAAATGGTTAATTGCTTCTGCTTTACACCATTGACCGCTTGATCCATAGCCCCTGTAGCCTTGACTTTAAACCAATTAAAAGGATTGATCCACGTTTTGACTTGTTGCGCAAAATTAACAGCTGCTAAAGCCATTGGCATAACTTTTAAAGCGGTAAACACGCCCAGTAGAGCGGAACCGAATGCTGTTAAAAGTGGTGTAGGAATCATTTGCGCAAATTTAGCGAGTGAGTCCACAAGAAAGAGAACCCCTCTTGCAACAACCCCTACAACCGTCCCTAAAGTCTCCAAAGTGTCGTTCCCTGTAAATCCATCAAACACATGAGCTAGTGCTTGCCCAACATTTTGCAACGTCTCCCACAAAGCTTCAAAGGCTCCTGTATCTGAAATAGCTTTAAACAACACTTTTACTTTTTCAACAATAGATTCTACCATTTGAGAAGCCTTTTCAACGATGGCTTGAAAATCAATTTTGTCAAAAACGTTATTGAGCTTTGCTGCGATTTCGTCAACATTAATCTTGTCCATTGCGTTACTTACTGCCACAACCGCACGAATCCCTGCACGGTTAAATGCTTCAAAAGCGGGTTTTAATTTGGTAGACAAACCTTCTCTTAACCCATCAACTGCTTGCCCAATTGTCTTGAATTTTGTCGCCATTTCACTGAAGTGTTCATTAGTCCCAACTTCGGCAACTGCTTTTGCAAAGTCTTTTGATTTGATTTCACCTTTTGAAACAGCATCCAAAAATTCCTCTAGGCTATATCCCATGTGCTTTGCAACGGCCGCCATCCCAGCAGGGGCTTGTTCTAGCATAATCCGAAAGTCTTGCCATTGAAGTTTCGGCTTAGATAAAGCTTGTACCATTTGTGTGGATAGTGATTTCATCGCTTGCTTAGGATTTTCAGCAGAAGCAGCCAAACCACCCATGCCTTTTACGATTTGCTCTGCTCCATCTACACCGATAGCTGCCATTTGAGAGTAAGAACTCGCCATATCGGACGCAGAATAAATCGTTTGTTGAGCAAATTGTTGTAAAGAACTCTTAACAGACTCGATTTCGCCACTCGACTTGCCGACCATTCTCAAGTTACCATCAAATGTCTGCCAAGCCTTGGACGAATCGTTCATTTCACCAATCAGTGAGGTAAATCCACCGCCTAATCGGCTTAAAGCCCCTGTTAAAAGGTTACCGCCAACAACCGCCCCGAGCATCGACTTACCAAAGCCACCACTTATCCGACTACCGGCACTTTCGGCGGCGCTTTTAGCCCCTTGAAAAGCTTTTTGCGTCAATCCTTGAACTTTACCCATTGCGGCTTGATAACTACTAATATCCGCACCAATGACTGCTTCAATAGATCCTGTTTTCATGTATTTCACCTCCTATGTTTAAAGTATTCATTTAGTTCCCGTACATTTTCAGCAAACAGATGAGCGTCTTCTTGGACACTTTCAACATTAAATGCTTTTTCGATTGTACGTTCTTCTTTCTTTTGATTAAATAAATCGTTGATTTTAAGGCGTTTCTTGTTTAAAGCCACTCGTAAATTAGCCGCTAAAGAAGCCAACTCACTTCTAAAATCTACTCGTCGATATTCAAGCCCTTTTATGACGGCTTGCAGTTCTAACCGAGTGTAGGACATGATCTGGTTAATGTCCGTTAACCCATGCCGAGCACACTTTTCAATTAAGCGATAGCGGCTTTCATCATTGAAAGCTGCTCTTTCACTTGAACCGCCTGTAATTTGCTTTCTTCGTCGTCTTGGGCTTCTAAGAATTCTGCTCCCTTCGACATCATCTTGATATAACTTGAAATCTTCGCTTTGAAAAAACCGCTTGCAACCATTTCATCCTGTAAATCTTTGAATAGCTTGTCATAGCTTTCTTCCGTATTTTCGATACCAATTCTTGCTTCAATAGCTGCTAAAATATCTTCTTCTTTAAGCTCTGGACGAACCAATTTTATAAGTTCGATAATTGCTTCATCATCTTGATTTAAAACACTCACAAAGAAATTCCCGACGCCGTTATTATTCGAAATTCCTGTATCTTTGCTTATGGTTGCCATTGCACGATTAATCTTATACATCAAACGATAATTGAATTCGATAGTGACATTGTTGTTGTTAACTAATAAATCAAAAGACATTTTTTAATCTCCTTTTCTGATAAAAAATAAAAAGGGCAAGTTTTAACTCACCCCTTTCTTTTATTAACCACGTTGAATATTATTATAATCGCCAGTACTCTCCCCTGGATTTTGATAAGTATAAACAGATTCAAGCATGCCGATCGCTTGATCTGTCAACGGAAATTCCCCATCTTTGAGCGAATCAATAATAGATAGGGTGTAGTTGATTTCTACTAAATCTTCAACCCCACTTGACTCTGAACATTCCGAAACTTTTGCATAACCGAATTTTGCAGGGTATAGCTTAGTTCCTTCTTCTGTACCTTTCTTAGCTGCATCTTTGTCAACAATTACACGCCAAACTTTAACTGAATCCCCAGTACGCTGTGCATCTTGAATCACTTTAAGTGATTCATCGCCTGCCACACAGTATTGAGTCAGCTCGATTTCATGTTCGTCTGTCCCTTTTTTTAACACCCGCCCTTGTTGCGTCTGTTCATCAATGAAATCACCGCCAAATGTTGTCTCGCCGTCTGTGCGATAGGCAGGCATCAACGCAGGAGACCCCACTTTATCATGAATTGATTGAATAAAATAAAAAATATTTTTCCCTGAAATAGGTGATCCAGTCGTCACCTTAACGCTTTCTGCCATTTAAATCTCTCCTTCTTTAATTAAAATACACGCTTTGTTAGCTGAATTACGATATGAAACACTTCTCTACCTACAGAATCATCAACCAACATCTCACTTGTAATACGACTTGAACGACCTAAATATCGAATCGCTTTCATTCTCACTTCTTCTGCTTCTAAGCGCTCATCACCCGGCATGAAGATATCAATTTGTTGTGTGGTATCTTCAATCACTTGTCCGCTTTGAGCGGTAAGATGAGTGTTAGCCATTGTTGACCCTATGACAATAAAAGGTTCTAGGACGCTTGGGTCTGGCAGTTTGAAATAAATCGCCATTTTTAGTGGTTCTAGTCGTTTTCGTAAATCTGCTAAAAAAGCTGTAGTGGGTGAACATTTTTCCATAAGTCACCTCTACTTTCCAAACATTCTTTTTAATAACGCCATTAGTCTCGGATCTTCTTCTTTTAAGGATGGCAGCATAAATGGATGGGCATTCATCTTCCTTGTTCCCATCTCTTGATAAATAGAATAATGAACAGGAGAAATGACCTTTGCTTGTAACTCTCCTGTTTTTTCACTGTAGATAGAATTTGAAAGGTGTCCTGTATCAAAAGGCGCTTTTATTTTTGCCCCTTTTTCAACTCGCAAAGCCGATCGCTGAATGACCCTTCCAACCGCTTCCTTCACTTCTGGTGACTTCCTAGCTACCGCTTTTAAATAGTTATTTAGTCCATTTGTCTTGTAGCTTACTTTCATACGACAATCACCGTACTGTTCTTGTGATGGATTATTGCAACGGGTTTTAAGGTTACCCCGTTATACTCAACAGTAACGATACTTCTATACACCCCTTGAACATGAAGCTTAAACTTATCAGGATTGTACTTCCCAAAGAAACCCATTTGTTGTTGGTTGGTTAAAGCACTTCGCATACAAGGTACTTCTTTAACTGTGGGTTTGCAAGGCTTAACTTCGCCCAAAATATTAACTTCTTGCTTATCACACTTACCTTTTAAGTGCAACCGCACCCGATCGTTATAGATCATACAATCACCGCCCTAAATAAACCGTGCAATGCCTTTAGAACGATATTTACGATTCTTAGCAAAGTCTTTTAAGATATCCTCGTACTCAGCTAAATACGAAGGCTCCCAAGTAAACGACCGTCCTTCCTCGCTGTCTGCAGTTGTCCCTTCAGAATTAAGGCGGTTAAATCTCTTAACCGCCACATCTCTAACGATGTAAATTAATTCTTCTGGCGTTTCTTTTTGAAACTTGTCGCAATACAGATTGATATAAGTCAGCACTCGCTGATCGCTATCCTCAATGATCAAATTTAAAAGCTTATCTTGGTTACTATCTTCAATACCCTTAAGTAACTTGATCTCATCAAGTAGCTTTTCTCTATCCATCAAGTCACCCCCTGTATGGATTAAGATGCAACACCAACAGGCTTAGCTACTGCAGGCTTAGCTTCTGCAATTGTAGCTTCAACTACACCTTCTGGCACTTCTGCGAATAGCACGTTGGCACCAAAGAACACTGTATCTAAGGTTAAGCGATTTTGAACCACATCACGAGATGCACCGATTAAGCCTAATGAATCTGTAAATTGGGCGAATTGATTACCAATATCCGAAGAACGAACGTTTAAGTAATCAAAGACTAAGTTATCAATTGCTGTCGCATAAACTTTACCTTTAGGAACAGAGTTTAGCATAACAACTGCACCGCCACCGATACCAATGAAGTTTTTGAGTAGCGTCATACCAAACACGTTTGAAGATTCAGCGGATACTGGTGTGTTGCCCAAAAAATCAGCTACATCTTGAGGGGATACGAAATAAATAAATTCCGCCCCACGGAAAGCATTAAAGCTTGTTAATTTAGCCCATGCTGCTGTTAAAGCTTTTTGTAGACCTTCTCCCTCAATTTTAGTTGGCGCTGCTTTTAAGTAACCTAAGAACTTTGTTTCAAAGCCAAATTGCAATTTACGCATCAATTCAGCGTCTGCACGTGTTACAGCAATATCACGTCCATGACGTGCAATTGCTTCTGCAGATACTGAACGGCGTTTCTTAAACCATTCCAATTGGTGTTCTTTGATTACTTTACGAGTAACTTTAGAAAGTGGAATTTCTTCACCTTCACCTACTGCTGAATCATCAATCTTGGTTTCCCATTTGTAAGTACGGAAAGTTTGATCCCGTGAGAGTTGTTCCCTCCGTGATACGTTTAAGAAATCTAGTAAGTCTGTTACGTTTTTAGAAAATTTTTCCACAAAATCAATGGCAGCAATTTCTCCGAAATCTGTCATTGTGGTTAAATTATTTTCTGACATATTTTATCAACCTTTCTTTAATTAAATAAATTACGATTTTCAGCAATCAATCGTAGACGTTTAGCACTGTCTTTTTCACTAATAATTTGGTCTTTCGTTAATCCCGAGCCTGTAACACCTTGCTTAGGTGCCCCTTGTGCTAATCGCTCATCAACTTTCTTTTCTACTGCTGCATCGAAAACGTTGCGAACATGTTTGATGTTCTCTTGAATTTGTTCCGCACTGTCGCCCATTACGACATCCAAGAAATCTTCAGGCAAACCCTCACTTGCTAAGGTTTCACGGGTAGCAAGACGCAATTCTTTCGTTGCAATTTCCTTTTCTCGCTTGTCAAGATCCGCTAACCGCCTAGCTTGTTCTTCCTTTTCTCGCTCACTCTTAGAAAGCTTGGCTAGCCTTTCAGCTTCCGTCTTAGCTTGCTCGATTTCTTCTTGCTTTTCTGCTTCCCACTTTTCTTTTTCTGCGGAAATCATCTTAGCAATGTCAGAACGTGTAAAGGTCTTCTCTGAATGCTTTTCTTCTTTCTTGGTTTCTTTAGCTTCTTGTACTTCTTCAACTTCTTTGTTTTCTACAGTTTCAGTGTTATCGTTATTCATTCCAACAACCTCCTGTGATTACGTCACGAATCGAATCTCGTTTAACGTCCGGCGACGAAACAGTGTAGCTTTTAGCGTCATCAACAAAGTTTGGACAATTTTTAAGCAAAATAAAAAGCCGCATGGCTACGACTTAAAAATATTATTTTCTTAATTCTTTCCAAAGCTCATAAAACAAACCAAATACAAATATCAATAATCCAGTACATCCTACAACTAATAGAATTCTCATGTAACATTCCAGCCAAAATATTAATTCATCCATTTTATACTCCAAACTACTGTCAACTACTCTTATCCATTGTTTCTTCAAGTGATCCTAAACTCTCCATTGAAGAAAAGTTAAAGCTTTATGAATCAGCTTACGATAAGTCTTTATCATTTTTAAAGAAAGTACAATCAGCTAATACAAATAGTCAGAACTTAGAAGATCGATTGAAGACTTATAGTGACATCTTGCCTCGTTAGAATGCTCATAAACAACTAAGAAGATTTTGCACGCTACAGCAAGGTCTTCTTTTTTTACATCATTTTCAATTGCCCATAATAGCATCTTTTCATAATTACTAATTGCTCGTGTTTCATTGTAAGTTTCTCTATCTTTCATTTAGTACCTCCTTAATTTTGGGCATAATAAAACCACCCAACTGATATAATTTAATCAAAAAGGTGGTGAGATTATGGCTAAAAATGGTCCAAAAGGTGTTAGGACTGAGAAGTAAAAATATGAGGATTCTGTTTTAAAACTTGAAACAAGACGGAGCTTAATCTTTTCACTGTCTCTTCGTCTTGATCAGTGAATCCAGCTTCTGAAAAAACAGCATGCGTTAGTTCATGAATTAACGTCTGCTGTTTTCTTTCTTCACTCAATGATTCTCTAATATAAATAGTTAAATCCCCATAATCACAATATCCCCATAAGTTGCGACCATCGTCACTAGCCTTAAAGTATTCTGTAACAACTACCTTATAATTTAAACCAGCAACATTTATCGTTAAAGGTTCATTCATTTAAACGCCTCCTTAATTTTGGGCATAATAAAAGCACTCAACCTATCGTCAAGTGCTTGTTAGCGTATCGGTTCTAAATCTTTTGCAAAGGATCTGTATTCTTTATCGGCTTCTATAACTTCTTGTGGAGCATTATCCTTTAATTTGTAGCAATAGCCATCTTTGTCTGCGTTGGTCAACATAATTATATAGGGTTCTATAATATCAAACAGTTGATCTCCTCTTTCATATAAATCCATTACTAATTCACCCCTAAATCCACGTATTTAGAAAAATTATTTTCACTTAAAATATCTTTTACAAAAGCTTCCGCATATACTTCATACAGTTTATTTCGCCCATTGCTTATTTTTGCATAACGGCTAACATCTTCACCTACATTATATCCATCTACACTTAAAGTATCAATCATTTTAGCTGAGTTTTCCATTTCTTTTTTTATAATTTCTTCATTGCTTAATTCAGGATGTTTAGCTTTAATCGCTTGATACTGATACCAATGACCCAACTCATGAATAACAGTGCTTAACGGATGATTGTTCATAGCTAATGAATCGTCTTGTGCTTCCTTCATTGCTTCATTACTCTTGATATCACCACGAACATATAGCGTATTCTCGCTTGGCATATATGAAGCTAACACTTGCTTGTTAAATTCATTCTGACTGCCAATAACAATCTTAGGGCGGTCAAATTTGCTAGCTATATCCTCAATAAGCCCATAAGCTTCAGTGAATTGACTATCATAGAATCGAATAGCCTTTGTCTTACGTTCAAGAGCATTAGAAACATAAATTTGGTTGTTCGTTCCAGTTGCTCTTTTAGCTTGTCCTGCAACAAGATTACCACCAACATTCCTAGCATACGTTGTGATATCTGTAGAATCATAGCCGATACGTGAATTCTTACGATATTGTGTATTCTTTTCTTCGTCAAGCAATTTCCGTACTTCTTCAACATCCCGATCATCCGCTCTGTCCATGTCTGCGTCATCAGGAACGATCGTAGACCGACAATTCGGATGTAGTGGGGGCATGTTATATCCTGGCTGTGCTTCTGATAGCTTATAAGCCATATCTAGCTTTGAGATATTCATACAAATATCAGACGTTCGACTATCAATGTGAACATGAATTCGATAGAACTTTAATCCAACATCTTTATAGCGCTTCAAGGTAGCGTTATTAATGACCATGCTCCCATCTGTACGAACTAACGTCTCCGCTCGATGTCTGGCTACGTCATGCCTCTTTCTGATCTCTGTGGCCATTTCGTGTGGCCCTAGTCCTTTCACAAAACCACGAGACAATGCCTTGTGTAAGTCCCTAGCTAAATGATCCACATTTCCCCAAACTTGCTGAGAGTAGTTATACCCTTCGAACGGTGTCTTCACTAGCTGCTCAAGTGCTGGCTCGTTTAAGGTGCTATCAGATAAGCCACCGCTAATCTTACGATAAGAACGCTTAGCTAATTTCTTCAAATAGCTATCAAATGACCCCGATACTTTGCCTTGAAGCAAGCCTAATTGATAAGTAAGATCCAGCTTCAACGCATCTAAGCGTGTCGCTTTGCTAGAAACATACTGCTCGTTAAGTCGCTCCAGTAGCTCTGGTGTCTTGACCTCTTCACGGTATCTTCTGGCATTTTCTCGATAATCGCTTAAATCGGTACGTCTAAGCCGCTGCTTAGCTTCTTGAATGGTAATCTTATTGTCTTCTGCATACTTCGCATAGAAGGCAAATATTTCCTTCTGAACATCTTTAAACGTTTCACCGTACAATTTAGCGAGTTCTTGAAACATGACCTTGTCTTGCTGCTCAGCATGCTGCATTAATTCTTTGGTACGGTTCTTCCAGTAGCTAGACTTCTTCACCATCTTCTTCACCGCCTGCACCCTCTGCAGTTTCCGTTTCAGAGTCTTCACTTTCAGTTTTAATTCGTTTTAATTCGTCTTCCGGGCTAACCCCTGTCACTGAATTCAAAATTTCATAAACCGTTGTATCTGATACAACGTTGTAAAGATCTTTTGCCATTTCAATGACTTCTTTGCCAGATTTTGGAACATTTGGTGTGAATATAACACTTGTTTGGCTAATTTGTCGATAAGCAGTGGCTTCGTTTCCTTTAATTGACCAAATATTAGCAGCTAAACGTAAACGACGCATTAAGCCTTGCTTAAACAATCGCTCTTGTTGCGCTCTTAGGTTATCAGACGCCATCAATTTGTATTTCATAGATTCACCACTTTGATTGCTTCCAAAATGTTCATCACTAGTGTCTGGTGTGAACGTAAAGCGTAAGATATCACCAACTAATCGCTTCTTGTAGTCTTCCGCACCTTTTGAATCATAAGCTTTCACTAAATATTTTGCGTCAGGCTTCACCCCATCAGGGTTAGGATTATCATCTAAAATAATCATTTTTGACTCCCTAAAAGCAAGTGATATCCCTAACCGTCCATTCGGATTGATCCGCCCATCTTCTAAAAAATCTTTTTCGTCTGCTCCTGTGTAAGGGTTACCACTAATCACTAAAATAGCATCCACGCTATCTTGCTGAAAGTTTGCTAATTCAGATTGTGATAAATCGTAAGCATCGATCGTGTCTAGTACCGCTTCGTAACTACCAGTACGGTCTTCATTGTTTTTGTATTCGTTGATCGGCTCGCCTTTAAGAAAATGCTCCTCACTTGATACAAAATGCATCGATGAGTTTTTGTCCCGACTATCATCTGCATAGCGATAAACCGCATCTTTGGTGTAAACGACAATATAAGATTTACGATAACCTTCACCGTAATCAATGGTGTAGTAGTTAACACCAAACAACGAATGGTCATGATAAGAATCATCGTACACAACAAATGTCTGCTCTGGCGCTAGCTTAGTAAGCTTAACCGTGATTGGTGAACTTTCGTCATAACGCTCAACAGTCAGCAACTCATACGCTCGACCATAAATAGATAAATCTGTTTTAATCAAAACATTGTGTGCTGCTTCGTTGTTTTCTTCAACAAATAAATTAATTTGCTCTTGCAACGTTGTGTCTTCGTTCTTGTACTGAATAGGACGGCCCAACATGTAGCCTTGTTCAAAGATCGTAATGTAATGCGCAAAGTCACTAGCAATGCGATTATCCGCTGCATACTCATCTGTTTTCGGTGGGCGATACTTAATATTGTTGTTTCCCAAGTAATATCGCTTAAGCTCCTTTAACCGTGGTAGCTGATGAATCTTGTGTTGATTGACTAACCTTTCTAGCAAATCAACCCAATCCTTAGAAGCAAAATCAATCGCATCAAAATCTTCTGAATCCATTCTGAAAACATCATTAGCCTGTGGATCAAACCGTTCGCCGCTTAAAAAGTTAACTTCTTTCTTCATACTTCACCTTCTTTAAAAATAATAGCTAGCATTCTTGTAACGCTCTTTCAAATCTCGTTTTGTTCTCATATCATCATCTAGTGCATATCTGGTGGCGTCGATCGTGTGATTGTCTTTGTCAATCAACCTTGGCAAAGGATTGCCGTCTCTGTCCATTGCATAGTCGATATTCTCGAACTCTCGTGCGATGTTTGGTGTTCGTTTGGGATCAATGACAATTGCTTCAAGATCTCCTAACCACTCTTCGCCGTACTCTACAGAATCGGGTCCTTTCTTAACTCCTTGAACATGTTTAATACCATGCTCATTTCTTAATTCTGCAATAGACTTAGGTTCGGCAGAATCACAATAAATGTGATCTGTTGAATATCCTTGATTCTGTATCCACTCCGCTAATTTACGATTGCTAATCTTAACACCGTAAAGCTCTTTAATTGCATAAATGGTTGCATGTTTCTTGTCATAGTGCCATCTCACAAAAGCTAAAGGATCGTTAGCGTATCCAAAGTCCACACCATCTCTAACGTTGTCAAAGTTGGCCAACTCTTCATCGGTAATAGGTCTGAACTGTAGGTTGTCAAACGGAACAACGCCTGACCCCACCGCTTCGCCTAAATACTCCCAACGGTACCGCCGTTCATTCCTTTCTTTTGTTGCGTTTGCCTCATTGATAAAATCACTAGCGATATAAGGATTGTCCAAATAGGTTGAGTGATGGACAAAAGTGTTGCTCGGTTGAAACTGTGTTTCGTACTTCTTGTTAACCCAGTTCAGTTTTCTTTTGGGCGGGTTGTACGAATAGAAAAACTTATAAGAAAGACTATCTCCCAACTCACCACGTAACAGTGAATTGGTGATAGTCTTGACATCATCTTCTGTTTTAAATTCCGCTAATTCTTCGATCCACCCAATAGCAAACGGAAATCGTGCGTCTTTTAACGACTTGATACGTTCAGGATTTTGCGCACCACGGAAAATAATGTAATTCCCCCTTGGGAGATATGTAACTTTTAGTGGTGACTTGTTAAACTTAAACCAGTGAGAAACGCCCATGCTAATAGCAGCGGACTTAATTTGTTCATAAACAGATTGCTCAAGTGTGTTGTCCGTTCGTCTAATCGACACAGCGTTGTATGGATACCCAATCAGCAACAGCAGAATGACGTTAGCTATGTTAGTTGATTTCCCCGAACCACGTCCACCCTTGCAAACGATATGCGTTATGTTTTGGCTATTGACCGCTTGCCAAATTGGATAAAATTTTGGTGTCAAGATTCTTGATAGGTTAAGCTTCTGCGTTATTTTCACTGTCTGCTTTCACCTCTTTCAAATCGTCAATAATAATAACTTGATCTGCTTCTTCACCCATGTCTTCTAATCGCTTAATCTCCACTTCCGCTTTCTTTGCTTCTGTTTCCATCTTTCTAATCTCTGCTTGAATTTGCTTCTTGGTGAGATCGTTATAATTACGATATTTTTCAGGCTTGTAATTCTTAAGCAAAAACATTGCTGCTGAGCTATCTGGTAGCGAGTATCGCTTGTGCTTTACAACTTTTTGACGGGTGTTTCCGTTGTCGTCTTTATCGATAATGATGTCCGTTTCCTCATACTCAAAACCTTTAGCTCTCTTGATCAATGCATTTTCAATATCAACAACAACTGGCGCTCGGCCTTTTTTTAATGCTTCACCGATTTCACTGTGTTTCATGATCCAATTAGCAAATGTTCCGCTTTTAACGCCGATATTTCCTGCTATTTCTTTGTTGAGCAATCCATCACTCGCCCAACCTTCAATTCGCTTCAATCCATCTTCTGTTAGCCACTCGTTGTATAATGCTTTTGCCATCTCACCACCTACCTATGATAATTTCACGTCTTTTTCAACGCTTCGTCTAAAATATACGGTGTGCAATTATTCCATGTTATATGATGGTGTATTCTCATGTGACTGTTTCCCATCAGTCGAACAGACGCACAACTTGGAGCGCATATAACCGTATAAAAGGACTTAACGTAAGTCCCCTCATCTAAATATATTGTTGTTAACCCGCCATTGCTTTGCTGAGTAGTTGTTTGTGTTAAGCTAACATCTCGAATTGTTAAAAACAGCTTTCCTTGCGTACCGCCGAGAGTGTAAGCGTTTGTATCCTCATTTATTGTCCCAATAAATTGGAATGGGCGATCAGTTTTGCAAAAGAAACTGTTCATCGCTTTTCTTTTGGTGTTCTTTTTAAGTAAATCATTCGATGCACCACCGATAAAGTCACCACCTTGTGCAAAAGAAAGTGTTAAAAAAATAGTATTGTTCAGATACTCGTACGCTAGATCAAAAACTTTGTCTAAGTCTTTAAAAGGTACGCCTACAAGCTTCTTGTCCACGACTTTTTTATATTCAAAAACGATATAATCATCGTCTAGCACTAAAAAATTATCTAACCCTAAATCTTTTGCAATATCAAAAGTGGCATTCCTGGCATAAACAACGATGTTCATCTTATGAAAATTGTCCATCGTATCAGTTTTCTTTGCATAAACTTCTTTGTCAAAAACAATAACTTTATCTCCGTATAGCTTCTTGTACTCACCTAAAGTACTATCTAAATTATCGCAAATTATGTACCACTTTCCTGTATAGCCTTGCTTGTCTAAAGTCTTTAGTGTCTTTATGTTATCTGGGCGGCCATTGCTTAAAATAAGTACGGCAGAATTCATTCTTCCTCATCTTCTTCCATCATTTCCTGAATGGTGTTAGAAATCTTCACATATCCTTGTTGGATCGCTTTGTTATAGTCGATGATAACTAGCGCAGAATCCTCCATAAGCTCTTGGATTTCTTTGCTGGATTGTGCGTAATATTCGGCGATATTTTTGTAATTGAATTTTAAGTGCCTTTGAGCTGCAGCTATTAGAAAATCTCTAACATCTGTCGGAATATCAGCAACTTTTACTTTGGAAACGAGTCGATCTCTAACCGATGTATCCACCAAATCAGAAAGCAATGGTTTTTCCCCTGTTGGCTCATAAACTGGCGTTTTAACTTTAGCAGTATAAGGGTTAGCGTCTTCGAGTTCTTGTTCCAAATCCTCAGCTTGTTCATCAAATCCAAACTTTGACATATCAACCCCAACGATTTCTTTTAACTCAGAAATCATAAGTTCATCGTTCCATTCTGCCAATTCGCCTGTTTTGTTATCCGCCAATCTGAAAGCTTTAACTTGATCTGGTGTTAAATCTTTAGCGATAATAGTTGGCACTTTTTCAATCCCTAATTCCTTAGCGGCTTTCAATCTCGTATGGCCGTTAATAATAGTGTTGTTTCCGTCTACTACGATAGGATTTTTAAACCCGAATTCTTTTATCGAACTAGCAACTGCTTCAACCGCACTGTCGTTTAATCTAGGATTGTTCTCATACGGTATCAAATTATCAACTTTTTGGTATATGATTTCCACATTCATGATTTGCCTCCTTGAATGTTTAATAAAAAAACCGCCATTTTAGGCGGTTGATCGAGTATATAGGAGAATGAAGAATTGGAGGAGTGAACATAGGAGGCTATGTTTTCCTACCTCCTATCCTCATCTTATATATTAAACGATTTTATTTGTCATAACTCTATCAGTATACGATCAAATTTCTATCAAACGTAAACCAACAACGCACCTTTCTTATATGCTTCTGCAAAATAAAACTTAGCTTTTTTCATATCTCGATAGTATGTAGCCATACTCAAAGAATGCTTAGTGTATATCCAGTAATCTTTGTACTCTTTGACATACTTATCGATCAGCAATTGCTGATAATTTACGTTTAAAAGCTTAATCGCACGATTAATTTCTTTTAGCTGACTTTGATAATCTAGCGCATCGAATATATGTTGTTCGTTTGTGTTAGCACCAGTAGGAACAAAAGGCTCTGCAGAAAAAGTAGCGACCATCTTTTGTTGAGAGATTCCAGAAAGTCGACAAAGTCTGCCGTAGCTAGAAAGTAAGTCTGTCACATTTTGTATCGTTTTCTCTTTGTCGACTTCTGGAAAAAGCATTTTCATTCCTCCTACAATTTCTTACGGCAGAGCGTCTCTACCGGAACATCGAAAAACTCTGCAATTAATAACGCATTATACAACGAAATATTAATGGCTTGATTACTGTAACTATAAATGGTGTTCTTGTTAATTCCTGTCTGCTTTGCAAGTTCCTTCTGCGTAACCTTCTTTTGCTTGCACAACTTACGTATATTATAACTTATATTCTCTAGATAATCTTCATACGCTATCACGTTTTCTCATCTCCCCGTGCTTCCAAATCCGCATTCCCCACGATCAGTGGTTTCAAGGCTATCACTTTCCACAATGGTAATATCTTCCACTTTTTCGATTAAAAGCTGCGCAATCCGTTCGCCTTTCTTAATTCTCATAATCCGTACAGAGTCTGACACACACTGACACATGATTTTAATTTCACCACGATAGCCGCTGTCAATAATGCCTTCAAAGACTTTTAAAGGTGTCCCTAGAGTTAGCCCACTTCTTCCCACGATTCGTCCATAGTAGCCCGCCGGAATTTCTAAAGCAATGCCTGTGGATACGGATGAGGTTAAGCCCGTGATGGTAGTATCCTCATCCGCATAAATGTCAAAAGCGGCATCGGTTGAATGCGCTTTTTCGGGCAACTTTGCTGTGTCAGTAAGCTTTTTTACTTTTAGCGTGAGATCTGCATCTTTCAGTACTAGCTCTTTTACTTTTCCGCCGAGCTTTTGGGCTATCTTTCTTGCTTCTTCCTTGCTTTCGAAAAGCTTTGCGCCACTTAGCTTGTAGTTAAACGCCCCGTATTCGCTCAAGTAGTAATCTTTGCCTTTTTGAATGACGTAAAAAATCATTTCATTCCTCCTTATCATTGCACCAGTCTATTAAAGCTAATTGTTTCCGCACACTTGGTTTATACGACCCATTCTCCCATCTGTAGATGGTTAAAGGATCTGCTACAACTTCTTTCGCAACATCCTCATACGATAAACCGCTTTTAACTCGTACCTCTTTAAGCCGCTGTGGGAAATTTTCATCGTAATACTCCAACAGAGCCTTTCTTTCTTTAAACAAAGGTTGCATAGCATACCAGATTTTCTCCCGGTTTTTCCTTTGCTCATTAACTGCTTCTTGCTTTGTTTTCTCAGCGGACCAAGTTTGAGAAGCTTGGCTATATGTTATATCAGCTGTTTTAGCAGCATCTCCATTAGTAAATCCCAGTTCCTTTTTCCTTCTTTTAAACTCCTCAGCAATCTCTATATTGAGAAACACTTTCCCTTCAAAGTCTTTGTAAACATGATTACCAATAACGACTCGTTCATGATCCTCTGTTTCTATAACTTTAATGTTATTATACTTATCAGAAACTAATTCTCCTCGCACTTTTTTTCTTTCCTTTGGTGTGTATCCTTCAACGATCATTCACTCACCCCAATCATATTCGCTTTGATCATTTCGTACATCAGTGCTTCACTAGATCTAGGATCTCGAAACCTGCAATTAGGCTTAGCATGTATGCGTGGATCAAAATCATTCCAAGAAATAACTTCGATTAATTTTGGGCTTAAAAAAATCATTTTGCTATCAGTGGCAACGCATAAGTAATAGCACCCATTATCCCCATATAATCCCCTGCACCGTTTAAAACCGAATCGACTAGAAAACTCGCTCAGTGGTACTATCGGCTTAAGGTAAATTGTCATCTGTCATCACTTCCCCTAAAATGGCAAATCATCATCCAAAATCTCTTGTGGATTGGTCGTATTGCCTTGCTCACTAGTTTCTTGGCTTTCTTTTCGAGTCTCTAAAAACGTTATCTCCCTCACATTAACCTCGGTCAAATAAACCTTTTGATTTTGATCATTTTCATAGTTTCTTGTCTGAATTTGGCCCACAATACCGATTAACGACCCCTTGCCACAGTATTGATCAAGTAATTCTCCAACCTTTCCCCATGCTAAGCAACGGATAAAATCGACTTGTTTGTTGCCATTGGCGTCCTTATAGTTTCTATTTACCGCTAAAGTAAAACTCCCAATAGCTTTTCCAGATTGCGTGTATTTTAAATTAATAGCTTTAGTCAATCTCCCAGTTAAAGTTACGTTATTAATCATGTTTTTTCTCCTCTTTCTCTATGTTTCAAGGCCATATATGCCATCAAATGGTCTTTGTCGATTTTTAGACACTCCAACTCCTCAATTTCGATTACGACAAAAGCTTCTGGAGCGTACGCCTTTAGAACATGCAAGCTTACCACTTGCTTGTCATCACTAAATAGAATTCCGTTAGACGCATCTAATACGCTTTTGGTGTAATTGTCCACATCAGGCTTTTTATCCGCTAAAACTAATCCTCTCGTTGCTTTGGCAATGAGCTTTTTACTCCAACTCTTAAGTGGTTGTTTGTAAACGTATATCCATACTTCAAGAGGTTTGTCACTAGGCTTTGCACCTTGAGCGATCAAGTACTCCTTGACTTGCTTCTCGTAAAGCTTTGTTTTAGCTGGCGTGTAGGCATGACCACGCCTTCTAAAACGTGGCCTGCCCTTTGGTACACACTCTCCAGGTATGATATATCTAGCTTTCAGTGTTTCCATCTCCCTTCACGCTTAACGCTTCGATTCTCGCTTTCAAGTCGTCAGCGGTACTTTGATCGACTTTAGCAACAGAAGGGATGGCTTTTTTTCGCTCTTCTTGCTGTCGTTCAAAACAATCTGGGACTTTCTCTTGATAGCTCTCACGACCATAGCGATTGACAGGTTTGTTTGGCGTCAAGTCGTACTCATCCATCCATCGCTTCCCTCTAAACCACGTTCCCCCTTGAACAATATACTGCATAGGCGTACCTTTGACTTCGATCTGCTTAACATAAGCCACGATGCCATCTTGAATCTCTTTGTTGGTCACTCCAGCTTTCAACGCCAGCTTATACGCTTTAAGCGCATCATCTTTTCGCTCTTTCTTGGGATACAGTTTCCAGAGCTTGTCAAAATCAGCTTCCATCTGCGAAGCTTTAGACAGCTTTCGAGTGGGGGCTTGCACGTCGGCGACGCTAGTCGGCGATATATTAGTATTTATGTTTAGTTTTTGTTTATGTTTATGTTTATTTAATGAGCCACTAATTTGACCACTACTTGACCACTCATTGACTACCGATTTGACCACTACTTGACCACTATCTTGACCACTCACTTGACTACTCATGTTCGTTTCGTCAGAGTAAATTTTGATAATCTTGTAAGAGGCCGCTTTGGTTCCGTTACTTTTGAAATCTATATACCCTCTTTGTTTCAACTCGTTACGTGCTTTGTTCACACCGTTGCGAGATAAACCTGTGAAGGCTTCTAGCCGGATATGAGCGACTTCAAACCACTCTGTCCAGTTTAATTGGTTATTCACATTCATTAAGGCGTGAAATAAGACAAATTGCCCTGCAGACAATGGATTTATAAGTTGCTGATGATTCACTGCTAGAACTTGTTTTAGATAATTCATTTAACGTTTCACCTCCTAGGCAACTTGCCTAGAAAGGCAAATTGTCGTCAGAAAGCTGTGTAGTAGGATCCACACCACCTACTCCTTTAGATTGTGACTTGTAAACTTCCGCACGTTTCGGTTGGATAACGAACTGTGGCTGATCACTCTTGTAAAAAGCTTTCACTCTAGGATATTCTTTCCCGTTGCCGTTTTCTTCCATTTCTACTTTTACTTTAAGTGGCTTTAATAACATAGCTTCTGCCCACTGCTCGTTAGTCATCTGTGCCCCTTGCTGAATACCCCCTACCGCTTTGGTTAAAGCGTTCCATCTCCAATGAGCGGGTGGCGTGTCCGTGAAATTGTCATACCTGATTTCAGAACCTTGTCCTTTCTGATTAACATCGTTTCGGACAAAATAATTAAACTGAATCATTTCATTTCCTGCTTGTGAGGTCGTTACAGAGTATGTGTTAGCGTAAACCTCATAAAATCCTGCTGTAATTGGTTCATATCCTGCATTGTTTTCGTCATAAATAAACATATCTATCTACTCCTTTGTCTCTGGTTGATCTTCTTTGATTGCTTTTAGCACTTCATAAGCTTTTTGCAAAGCCCTTTCTGAGAAGCTTTCAAGAGGTATGTTCCCCATTTTTTGGATAATCTCTTCCAAAGTTGCTGTGGCTTTTGGGCCTTTCTTAGCTTCTTGTCTGACATTTTGCAAAAGTTCTGTAAATCGTTTGATCTTTTCAGCTTGTAAATCTACCCCTTGCTCTGCCCACTCATAAATGCTTTCCCCAACCTTACTATCAATAACTATTCTTCCAGTAAAGCTATTAGTGTTGTCTTTAGTAGATTCCGCAGAGTGATCTTTGTAAAGTTGGAAAACAATGGCAAACTCATAATCCAAACCATCTTTCTGATCAGGTCTTAAACCCACTTTCTCAATATTGACTTTTCCTGTTTCACTTCTTGTCACTTCGTATCCTTGCTTAGATCTTGCCGTGGCGATAACATGAACATCCGTATCAAAGAATAACTTCAAGAAATCTTGTTCATCAGGCTTCACCTTGTTCCACGCTTGGAATTGCCCGCCAAATTTGTTAACTTTATCTAGGATTCCACCCTCTCCACTCCATGCATGCGTGATGCTGTCAATGATGATCACTTCACACCCTGCTTGCTTGCATTCATTAAAAGCTTTAACATATCTTTGAGCGGTGTATGGTTTTGATAAATCGTAAATATTGAAGCTACCAATGTGAGTATCTCCGATCGTCGAATCACAGTACATTTCTGACCGTCCGTGTTCGGTGTCAATCACCGCCAGCTTCTCCCACCTTGCTTCATCTTCGAGATCAGGAAACATCTTGTTTAAAATTCCTTTTGCAATCAGTAAACTAGATACTGTTTTTCCTGATCCACTCGCTCCCATTAAAAGAATAGGAACTTTCAGTTTATGTCGTTTTGCTTTTCTTAAACTCATTCTAATGCCTCCTTATTTCAACCTAAGCCCCGTCGTTTGGATGAGTTCCGCTCCTCTAACTTTGTGCCCTTCTTTCAAAGCTTCTTTGATTGCTTGCTTATCAAGCATAGGCTCTTGTTTGATGAAATACTTCTTAGCAATCAAGCTTTCATCTTTAATTTCCACTTTAGGCGGATTGTTTTGAACCCAAATGGTCACTTTAGGGCTTTGAATCTTAGTTTTCCCTGTCGTCTCCATCTGATCTTTTAAGGTATCTTTCAGTCGATTTCTGTTCTTAACGATTCGCTGCTTTCTTTCCATCAATCGCTTAATTTCATCACTCAGCATTTTTTCATCAGAATTTAACTGATTGATGATGTAAGCATAGTTTTCTGCTTTGTCTTCAAAGGCTCCTTCAATCGCTTCTAAAGTATCTTTGTAAACTTGTAAGCTTTCTTCATCACTTTCTAAAGACTTTTCTCTTAGCAAATCGAGGACGGTTATATAATTTTCTGATAATTCATATAAATTAAAGGACACATTTATCACTCTTTTCTGCTATAATTAACTTGTATATTTTTTTTAGTATGTTGTCGATCAGTTGCCGCTGGTCGGCTTTTTGTCGTCTTGCTCAGCTTCATTTAAAAGAAATGCAATTGCTCGCTTATACCTTTCTCTTAAAAAAGTATTATCCTTATGCGTTTCAGCGACTTTTTCTTGCAACTCGTCTAAAGTTCCTTGAAAGCATCCCGTTGTCCAAATGTCTAAATCTTTCCAATAGGAGATCGTGTTATTTATCCTTGAGGTATCCACTTGGACACTAATAACTTTTTGCCCTACTATATTTTGTGAAATTGTTTGGGTTAAAAAGGCATGTCTTAAATCGGCACCTTTTAAAAAGGCATCTTTTAAATTGGCACCTCTTAAATCGGCATCTTCTAAATTGGCACCTTTTAAATCGGCATCTTCTAAAAAGGCATGTCTTAAATTGGCATCTTCTAAATTGGCATGTCTTAAATCGGCACCTCTTAAATCGGCATATATTAAATTGGCACCTCTTAAATCGGCATCTTCTAAATTGGCACCTCTTAAATCGGCATCTTCTAAATTGGCACCTTTTAAATCGGCACCTTTTAAAAAGGCATCTTTTAAATTGGCACCTCTTAAATCGGCATATATTAAATTGGCACCTCTTAAATCGGCATCTTCTAAAAAGGCATGTCTTAAATCAGTGCCTTCTAAATCGGCATCTTCTAAATCGGCATATCTTAAATCGGCACGCTTACCATTAGGATCGTCCTTTAGCCATAATTTATGCTTTCTCAAAATTTCGTTTAATGTTGCTTGATCCATCGCTTTACTCCTTTTAACTTATCAATCTTTTGATACCTCTCAACAAGCCACATTTCCACTTTCAACTTCTTAAAAAAGTACTCTGCATCTTTAAAATGTTCGATGTCGCCTGTCTTGTTGAAAAGGCTTAAGCTCTTAATGCTTTGCTCAATGTAATAATTCGTTTTGTACATCTTATTTTTCCGTTTCTTTAAATTCATTCAAATCAGCATTTAAAGCGTCTGCAATTTTTGAGACTTTTGAAAAAGCCATATCTTTAGCTAGATTGTTTTTCAAAGAATAAATTGTGTTGATATGAATTCCTGTTTGTTTGGATAGCCAGTAAACAGTTTTCTCTTGTTCGTCTAATTTCTTTTGGATTTTATCCCAAAGCATCATCACTCCATCACTTCCCACTTATAAAGCTTCTTTTGGCACTGCCACAACAAATAAATCCAAACGACCACACCGTATAAATTGATTGTTTCGGCTGCGATGTATCCTCCTAGGAAGCCAATAGCGGTAAAGCAAAGCCATTGGATTTGTTTGATGTCTTTGTTTTCGCTCCACTTTTCTTTTTTCATTTTTTTCACTCCCTTATCTAAATTTTTGATCATCCATATATTTTAAATATTCAACAAACCTCTTTAAGATCACTACCGTTGTGCGCTGTGTAGGTTTGATTACACCATCCGAAAAGTCAGGATTGCTATACATCGCTTTAACATAAACAACAGCTTGTTGCTTTCCGATTCCTTGAAAGATGTTAGGAATTTCCGCAGTTGTACAAGCGTAAATTTTGTTTCTTGGAAATTCCAAATCTGCTAAATCACTCATCTTCTTTCACCTCGATTTCTAGCCCGCAAAACGGGCAATACTCAATCTCGTACATGTCAGGTTCTTCTTTTCCAATGAGGGTAAATTCACCATTGCACTGTGTAACCCATCCCTCTTCTTCCCAATATCTTGTTTGTTCCCAAATACATTTGTTCATGCGTCTCTCCCTATCCGCTATAATCACCTTAGAAGATCTATTAGGCAAATATTTATCTAGTGAATCTTCTTATATAAATATTGTTTTTGATCTCAGCAATTAAGTCAAAAGCATGTGATCAATTAAGTCAAAAGCATGTGATGCTGTCTCTTTTAAATAAAATATATCTTTTTTTAAGATAGCTATTTCATCTTCAAGCTCTTTAACTCTTTCGGTTAGAGAGCTTGTTTCCGTTTTTATTTCAGATAAATTTTCGAATTGCTTTTCTAAAGTTACATTGCCTTTTAAATTTATATAGTTAGCTTGAATAGCTATATCATCTTTATTTTTTTTAATCTGATTAACAGTTCCTACCTGTTGATCAGACTTTTTTATATCTTTCTTCATCCCCTCGCCCCCTACTTAAGATACTCAAGATGTTTGACATTAATAACTTTGTGATCATTGATATATTTGCGAATCGCCTCTTGAGGACTGGTAGCGTGTAAAAATGTAATAGGGAATTTAGATCCTTTTTTTCTAATCCCGTATAATTCCTCTTGAAAGTACGAATATTCAATTTCTGGTACTACATCACTCCAGAATCGTTCATTTTGGGCTTGCATCATAAATTGGTTAAATGTTTCATAATTCATCACTCCACCTCCTTCCTCTTACATTACAGGCGGGCAGCAGTTTTAAATCTCATATTGAGATACTTGTTTTTAAAAAAATAATTCTGTTTCTTTCATATGAAACTCTTTCGCTATAATAGCCATTTCATAATCATGAAACGGATAAATTCCTTTTTCTTTTGCTTCATATTGTCTTCTTTCCAAGCCAATCAAATTAGCTACATAAGCTGTTGTAAGCTCTTTTTTTAGCCTTTCTTGTCTTAGCTTAGTTTTCGGCTTCAAAAATTTTACTCTTAGCTTTTTCTTCAATATATTTTCAACCATACACTTACCCCTTTCTAAATTAGATTATTACAATTCGTTCAACTTATCCTTTAATTTCTTATTTAAAATCTTTCTACCAATAAACATACCTAGCCATACAATCCCTAAAATGATATTTATTTTTAGCATAGTCTTCAAAGCCTTATGATGATATACTTAATCAAGGAGAAGCGGTTAATCCGCTTCATCCTGATTTTTTGAAGTAAGTTTCATTTTTTGGATTTTGTAATTCAAGATTACTTGAATTAGTTTTCTTACTTCTTTTATCAAACCTAGTACGATAAGAACGGTTGTGAGTTCGTGTTGTGCTAGGTTTTTTAGTATTTCTATCATAAGGCTTTTTTCTCCTTTCCTTTAGCTTGATTATATTATATCTCAGTTTGGGATATAAATCAACACTTTTTTATCCTTTTTTGAGATATTTTTGTTGAAAAAGTTTTCTTTTTACAATATACTATGCTTAGATAAGAAAGGAGATAATTATGAATGTTTTAGGCACAGTAATAAAAGAATTAAGAAAAAATAAAAAAATGACTCAAAAGGAATTATCTAAGCTAACTGGTTTTAAGCAAAATACTATTTCTAATCACGAAAATGGAAAAAGATCGTTAGATGAGGATGATATCCAAATTTATGCTCAAGCTCTTAATGTGTCCCCTCAATATTTATTCAATAAACTAAATAATAAAGAGGTCACTACTCAATACCCTCTCCTATCCCAAATCACCGACACCGCTGCAAAACTACACGAGCCAAGACAAAAGAAAGTTCTTTCCTTTACCCAAGATCAGCTAGACGAGCAAGAAGGCAACTCGATCAACAACATCCTTTCTTATTCAGATTTCACTTGCTATGGAGCCGTATCTGCTGGTACTGGTGAGTGGTTGGGTGAAGAATACAAAGAAGAGGTAACCCTTCCTGCCTCCATCGTCCCAAATCAAGCTTTTGATTTCGTACTTCGAGTTAACGGAAATTCGATGGAACCACTTTTTAAAGACAATGAATATATTTTTGTAAGAAAAACTGAAGATATACGAAATGGACAAATTGGTGTTTTTGTCGTTGACGGTGAGGCTTACTTAAAGAAAGCATATCTTGAGAAGGATTGTTTAAGGCTTGTGTCTTTAAATAAAGATTACGAAGACTTGCTTTTTAACGGACAAAATGACATCAAATTGGTGGGGGTGGTCGTAATATAAAAAACACTGATTAATTATATATTGCTTATCTACTATTCGGAGGTGTTAGAAAATGGAATTACATGATGGAGATAAAATTTGTTGGTTTAAAAAAGCACTTAAAATTGCAACCGCAACCGCCGTTGTTCTGACTATTGCTGCTTGCGGAAATGATAGCAAAAATGAAACGAACAAAGCAAAAGATGAAAAAACGGAAAAAACGGAAAAAACGGAAAAAACGGAACAAACGGAAAAAACGGAACAAGCAGAGAAAGATAAAAAAGAAGTTAAAAATAAGCACGGTATTTCGAAAGATAAAATTGAACAGGTCAATCAGAAGATTAAAAAAATGCTTGACGAAGATCATCAATACGCTAAAAACGGCGACAAAGCTTACGCCTACTCTTTCATGATCTATGACATGGCAATGCAAGATGATGGACGAGTTGTTATTCAAATTGATGAAAATTTTATGAAGGTTTCGGAAGATGAACGAAATTCTGTTGCTACTCGATTAAAAAACAGAGTGATGTTTATCTTAATGAGTGAAGGCGTCCCTGAAGACAAAGCGAAAGATCCATTTTTGTCATTTAGATCAGGACCTCAAATTTTAGGAAGCAGCAAAATGACTGATTCATCAAAAATAAAATGGAAAAAGATTAAATAATAAAAAAACCTCGCTCCGAGTCGGCAAACTGGTAGAGCGAGGTGCACTGATCTTTTTGGCTAGTGATGAATAATGAGCCACTGATCATATTTTTATTATAACATGAGGAGGAAGAAATTTGTGGGTTGTTAAGCAAAAAAACGGAAAATTTAAATATACCGAAAGATACGAAGACTTTTTAACCGGCAAGCAGAAATATGTTTCCACAACTTTATCCAAAAACAGTCCGCAAGCGCACAATAAAGCGGAAGCAATTTTAGGTGAAAAAATAAATAAAAAAAGAAAGCCAACAGCTACTCATGACATCGCATTTTCTCAATTAGTTGATGAATGGCTGTCTGTTCTAAAAAAGTTAGATTTGAGTTACTCAACTAAAGTAAATTACGAATCTCAAGCAAAGGTAGTCACTAAAGAAATTGGGAACGTTAAATTAGAGAAATTAACGGCGCCACTCATTAATAAAACGCTGCTAGATTATCTTAATGGCGGGCGATCCTACAATACAGTGGCGGTCAAATACATGGTTATTCGACTTATTTTAAAATTCGCAATCGATTACGGATTTTTAGAAAGTTCTTTCCCTGTTTTTGATATCAAAATTCCGAATATAAACAAGCCAATCAAAACAGCACTAACTGATAAATATTTGGAACCAGATGAAGCGGAACGCATTTTTAAAGTATTAAAAGAAAATGATTTAGTGGATTTGTATTATTTATTTAAAATACAACTTTACACAGGAATGCGATTTAACGAAGCCACCGCTTTGTCTTTATCACAAATTGATTTTGATAATCGAAAAATTTGTATTAATCGTCAATACAATTACAGGGCTAAAGATTTTACTTTACCTAAACGTAATAAAATTCGAACAATTGCTTATAACCTCCAACTGGAAGAATTATTTGCTGAGATTTTAAAGCGAAGAAGGTTTTTACTAAAAATATATCACGGAAAAACAGATCTTCTTGTCTTTAACAAACATCTTATGCCTTTTTTACTGACAAACGCCAATTATAACTTGAAGCAGATTAAGTTTTCTAAAAAATTGACTACGCATATTTTTCGACACACGTATATCACTCGGATGGTTGAAAATTATGTCCCCCCTAAACTGATTGCAAAACAGGTAGGACACACCAACACGAAATTAATAGATGAAATTTACGGCCACTTTAGTGAGAAGATGCGTTCTGATCTACAAGAAAAAATAAATCAAATATCGTTTTAATCGCTACTTTTCTGCTACTTTTTAGTGTTTTAGCATCGAACAGTTTATCAAAAACTGCACAGCATCAGCGTTTCTAAGAGGCTTGCAATATAATAGAATTATTATATTAACTAATTTTATAGCAACATACGTAAAGATACAAGCTAATAGAAATCAAGGTTTTTCTTTACTTTCAATTTGCAAAATCATATACTTTCATATCAATTTGCTACTTTTTCTGCTACTTTTAAAAAAAAGAGGGATTTCACCCTCTTTTAAAGTTTTTCTTTCAAACAGCTAACAACAATTTCTTTCATGGAGCGGTTTTCTTTCTCTGCTGTCGCTTTTAAATTGTTGTAAACGTCTTCAGGAATGAGCAGCGAGAAAGCGACGTTAGTTGTATCCTCATCAATTTTTCCAAAGATGTTTTCCCACTCATCAGCGTCCATGGCTTCTTCACCCCATGCTTTTGCTTCTTCAACTGAGATCGGTTTGATTGCTTCCCCACCAACCCAACTGTTCAAGCCATTTTCCACACTGTATCTGCTCGCTGGTCCACCGTAACCGTAAATGAAGAATTCTCCTGTTTTCTTTAAATATAAAGTTTCTTCCCAATAGTTAAAATCGTTTACTGGATAGCTACTAGTTAACGTTGCGATTTCTTTTGCTGTATCTGTATCATATCTTTTTCCGCCAATTATTTTTTTCATCTTAGATCACTCTTTCTTTCTTTACTTTACATATTTATTATACACTGTACAATTTACATTGTCAATATATTTAACGTACTTTTTTTTAAAATTTCTCCAATAAACGCAAAAAAAGAAGGCTTTCGCCTTCTCTCCGTAAAGTAAAGCTTCGAAAGATGCCACATATATTACACCAAATCCCAGTCGTAAGCAATATATCGGTAGTTCCCTTGCGTTCCGTCTTCCTTGACTAGCGCTAGTTCTACTTTCTTCCCTGCACTTAGCCACGTCACTTGAAAAGTCTTTCCTTGTAAACCTGTGTCGATCGGTAGGCTTCCTAAAGAGATACCACCATTGTCGACTTGATCTGTGTACACGTCCGCCCAATGTGTCGCTTCTTCTCCACGCAAGCGGACAATATCACCCACTTGAAATTTATCGGTAATATCGACAGCCTCATGTCCTGAATCCTTTTCTCCTGTATACGCCGCCCAAATTGCTTCATCACCATAGAACCACGACCGATCATAAGGATTCGAACTATACTGCCACATCGCCACTTGTGGCCAATGGCGGGTAATTGGACAAGCTTCTGGGTCTTCATCCCTACCATCGTTTGTAGGATAGTTGGCTAGCCAAAGTCCATAATCTCCCCCAATTACTTCTCGCCAATCATCCCCCACTTCATCTGCAGAGTTCATGTAAATCAAAGGTTTGTACCCGATTTGATCCCCTACATAATCTAACCACGCTTTAGCAACTTCCGCTCCTTGTCTGCCGCACCCTTCATAGTCCAAAACCACAAGACACTCGCCAAAATACCCCCGACAATTGGACAAGAAAAAGTCCGCTTGTGCTCTCCAGTCGGTGCCATCCATAAAGTGATAAATCCCCCACGGCTTTCCTGTTGCCTTGGCTTGTTGTACGAACAGATCACAGTGAGGATCCACATAACTGCATCCTTCTGTCGCTTTAAAGATATAAGCGTCTGCTGGGTACTGCGCTAAATCTGGCGTTTGCCAGTTACTTAAATCCGCTACTTTTAACATTTCATTTCTCCTTCCATAAAATAAAAAGCAGCCGTTTAAGACTGCTTTTTATATTAAGAATTACTTATTTTGATTGTATTTTACCGAACTAACGCCAGTGATTGCCCCTAAAAAGGTGGTTACAGCACCAATCACCGCTACCGTTAATTCTGTATTTTGCCATCCATATAAAACACCTAGCGCACTCACTAAAGTCATGAGTGCTGGTGCTACGGTTAAAATTACCCATTTTAAAGTATCGTAAGTTTTATTTGAAAATTTCATTTATTTTCCTCCTTTTGCTTGAAAAAGTGATTTTATTCTTTCACTGTGCTTGATCATTTCATTTTCTGCTTTATCAATACGGTGGCTGTGCTCCCCCAACTTCTCCCAAATTCTCTTCCGATCCTGTTCTACCGCTCCTAGCCTTGAGTTAGACAGCTCCAATTGTCGTTGAATCGCTTGAAGGGTGGAGTTGATTCGATTAACGCCTTTCCATCCGCTATAAACTAAAACGATTAAAGAAGAGATTAAAAACCACCACTCTTTTAAAAAATAGGCCATTTCTACAATCCACATACTATCACTTCCTTCCTAGCCGATTTTCTTCCATACAGGACTTGTGACTGCTGGCTCTACTTTCACATAATCCGCTAAGCATTCCCACGTAAAGCCGTTATGTTTCACCTTATTCCCAACCATGTAAGAAGTTTTGGCATCGACTGGCTGTTTCCATTCGTCAATCACTTCTACTTTTTCAGTGGATGGATTGTGGTACTCCACATAATAAGTAGCTGTCCGATCTGGTGTAGAGGTTGCTACGCTTGTGTGTTCAGTGGTTACTTGATACAACTTGTCACCGTATTTTACTACATCCCCACGCTTGTATGCTTGGTTGGCTATCCATTCAGGATACTGCGCATTGATTTCTTTCTTATCTTCTGGTGTGAGTTCCTTTGAAGTGATTTGTTTCTTAAAGGCTGTAAAGTCATCCGCTAATGTATCAATTTTGGCTTTGCCTGCTTCGACTTGTTTGGTGATCTCGTCTGCTTTGGCTTTAAAATCATCTAACGCTTGCGTTAGCTTGTTGGAGAGTTGTTCGTTAAATTCTGCTACCTTCGCTTTCACCACATCATCCAATTTAGCATTGATTTCTTCAAGCTTGCTGTTAGCTTGATCAGCAACCGTTTTAGCTTCTTCTACAACTTCCGTTTGGTACTTACCCGCATACAATTCTTTGTATAGATGTCGCTTCACCGCTTCCATTTGTGCTGCTTCTTCTAGCTGAGTAACATCTTCATCAAGCTGCAGGGTAAAGCATCCACTTGCTCCTTCTGTTAGTTCCAGCAGGACCATGCACCCTTTTTGCTCAGGCATTTCTCTATTACTATATAAGGTATAAACTTCTTTGATTTCAAATTTCATTTTCTTATTCTCCCTCTTCAATAACTTTTTCTAATGTGATTAAATCTGTTACCGAAAGGGCTAGTGGTTCTAGCTCCTTTTCAGTGATCATGTTCAGCTCCAGCTCCTGCTCTGTTTCTAAGATCTCTTTGTTTCCTTCCGTTTGTGCAATCCTCTTCTTATCGGTAAGCTCTAGCGATTCGATGATTGTCTTTGCTTCTGGTTCAATCTGGCGTAAAAGCTTTAATAATTTAAATTTAAAAGCGCCTGCGATTTTTTCTTTCGCAAGCGCTTGAAGTGCCCCGTTTATATTAAGAATTTCTAAGTTGTTTAATTTCATCTTGTAGTTCCATCACCTTTCTATAAAGTTGTTGCACGCTCATCCCAATAAAGTGAGTATACAAATTCGGATCATATCCTAAGTATCCGTTTCCCGTTGTGGTAATCAGATCTGAAAAGATCGCTTGCACCTCTTGAGCAATAAAACCGAAGGCATGTTTTTTGTCTTTCTTCCAATCAAAAGACACATACCGCACTTGATTCAAAAGATCCAATGCATTTAATTCATAAAATTGAATATTCTCCTTCAATCGGCGATCCGAAGACTCAGTATAATTACTCAACGTGTGATTATGTAAATCTAAGTCAGTGGACATATTCGTAGTTTCAGAATCAAAACTAATCGCTCGACTTCCTCTAATATAGAATTTGATCCCCCAATCTCCATGAAGATTCAACCATGACTCCGATTGGTCAATATAGCTTGTTCCGTTAATAAACATAATTTTTTGAGCTTGATCGATGTGACTCCCGTATAAATTCAGCCCTTGATACACATCTAAGAAACCGTGAATAACCACAGATCTTTTCCGATCCACTCCCACTTCCATAATGATCGTATAAGAATCATCAACGAAATCATTTTTTTTAGACCAAGACATATATCGATTAGGAGGTATTTGAAAGGATAACCCTTTTTTGTCAGGATTATCTTTCATATAGCTTGCCCCAATATTTCCAATCTCATTCCCGTAATTATCAGTAAAATGCATGCCATTTTGATTCAACTTCATCTTGTTATTGTTGTATTGATTAACAGTGACGCCCGCCCCATCAATATATGTAAAGCCATTGATCCTATTCCAAATAGATTGAATAAAGCTTGTGTCAAAACCTGTAATGCTTTTGGCATCCAAATTCGACGCAACCACATGTCCAAAACTCCCCATAAAGGCCTTAACATCGTAAGCATCTAACTTTTCCACAAACAATTTACGGGCAAAAGCATTGTTCATTGTGACATTCCCATCAAGTGCAATGTTCTCACCCTTGATCTGTACACCGCTTGTGTTGGCGTTGATAGCAGAAATAATCTTACTTCCCGTCATGGAATTATTAACCTTCTGTTCCACTCGCCAACTAATGCTGTTAGAAAGCTGATCGATTTTTGTTTCCATGCCGCTCTTAGCATCATTGACCCGTGAAGTGATCAAGTTTTGTGTCTGTGCAATCGCACTTGACTGTTGCTCTTTTAAGTCCTCAATCTTTGTCGTAAAGCTATTGACTGTCTGTGTCAGTTTAGAAGATTGCTCTGCTTTTAAGTCAGAAATTAAAGATTCTAAGCTTCCAGCTTTACGTGACAAGGCGTTCAGTACTTCTTGATCCCCTTCTTTGATTTGCTTCATGAGGACACTTTTATATTCATCCGCTGTCTGTGTAGTAAAACTTTTAGCGTTTTCTAAGACTTTCCCCGCTTCATCACTGACCTTTTGATTAAAGCTAGTCGTCAACCCTTTAGCAGTGAGCTTCATCAAGCCTTCCCACTCACTTCGATTACTCGTTTCCCTCTTGTCTTCATGCTCAAGAAACTCTTTATATTTTGCTTCAAACCCTTTCGCATTAGCCACAATTTGCCCTTCGAGATTCTCTTTGAGATTACGAAAGTCTGCACTCACTTCGTGTAAATTATCGAACATTTGTGCTAGTTGTGACTTCTCCACGGTGTTCTGCTCGAACGGTAGCGGTGTAGATCCTTTGTTGAGCATGATATGTTCTAAGTCGACATTCGCCCACTCGTCGGTGTTAAGCACCAGTTCATCGTCTGCACTCGTCGGCGTGAAAGTATAGGTGTAGCAGAGGTTTCCGTCAGGATCGATGGATTTTGGCTCTAGGTCGCCGTGTCTTATATGTATTGTCATATGTGACCTCCTTTCTAATCATAGTAAGTGATTTTAGCGCCCTTAGGAAATGCGTTAAACTCTATATGCGTTTTCCTACTCATTTTTACTTCTTCAAGTTTATTATTATCAAAGAAAGCATAACCCCCAATACTGGTAACCGAATTAGGAATCACTACACTGGTTAATTGGTTATCAGAGAAAGCAGATTTCCCGATACTGGTGACCGAATTAGGAA